AGAAGGTTATCGTTTGCAATTTAAACGTAATCTTTTGAGCTTCTTTGTTGATCATACTAAACCCCAAGCTGATTGGGATGTTTTAGGATTTAATAAACTAACTCAAGCTTTAGAAAAACATAGTACGGCTATGTCTACAATTGCTGCAAATGTGGTTATACCACAAGTTGAAAAATGTAGACAAACTTTTAGTGAAGTTGCTAAAGAGGGATTTAGTATTAATCACACAGTTGACTTATTTAGTGGCTTTTCTGATGTTAAAATCAGATTGGCCTTATTATTAACTGCTTTTTGTGTAATTAATGCTGTAGAAATGAAATATGGAAGTTCTTCTTCTATATCCTTGATGAAATTTTTGATCGTTAGCGCTGGAGCTGCTGCAATTATTGCAACACCTAGTGTTTCGAACATGTTTACATCATGGTTTTCTACTGTCCCACAGAGTGATGAATCTTCAGTTGGTTGGGTATCCCTTCTTTTAGAGGGTGTACAACTATCAACAATGGGTTTTACTCTTATTACGTGTAAGTCAGTCGATTTATCTAAAACTATGGATATGATTGTTCGAGAGAGCAAGAATTTAAGTTTCATAGTAGATAAAGTTATCGATTGGTTTAAGCGTGCCGTAATATACGTTGCTGATAAGTTTCATCTCGATGTATCTATGTGGTTTTCTACAAATGATACTAGAGTTAAAGAATTACAGCAAGAAGTTATACGGTTACAAGAGGAAAATTTAGCTAATCCTATGGGAATTACACTTCATTTTAATGAACGTGTTACACGTTTATCTATGAAGGTTAATGATATGATTGCTAAAACCCCCAATACACCAGAAAATAATGCTATTAATGCAGTTTTGACTAGATTATCAAAGGATTTATTTTCTTTGTCTAGAATGGCTGCTGAATGTGGTTTAGAAGCTGGTGAACGTAATGATCCTGCTGCTGTTATGAGAGTAGGAGCACCGGGTTGTGGAAAAAGTCATGATATTGATACCGCTGCCATGGAATTAGCTATTGAATTTGCTTCTGCAGATCAGTTAGCTGACATAGCTCGTAATTGGAAGAGTCAAATTTATATTTGGCCCTTAGATGGTAAACACCATGATCAATATTGTGGACAAATGATTTGTATGTTTCCGGACATATTTTCTGCCACAGACGCTGAAGGACAACCAAGTGAGGCTTTATATTTAATTTATTTAATATCTGGTACTCCCTTAAATCTTTTAGCTGCTGAATTGAGTAAGAAACAAAGACTTTGGTTTATATCCCGTATTGTGATGCTTGCGTCCAATAAGTTGTATTTACCAAGTAATATGTTTAAATCTATTCACAATCCTGATGCATTACTTCGTAGGTTGATGGAGTGTTGTTATTATCAATGGTGCAAACCTGAGTATGCTCAACGCGATGCTGCTGGTAATATTATTATTGATCCAACCACTAATAGAGTTATGGGTTATGAAAATGACTTATATCTTTATGGAAAGATTGATAAAAATAAGGTAAAAGGCGTTCCTGATGATGATATCTGGCTTTTTAGAAAGCATGATTTGTCTACGGGAGGTTTCGCTGATAACCAAATTTTAACCAGAAGAGAGTATATGCAGGTTGTAAAAGATTATATTAGAAATAAAATGGAGAATGGTGATGCAAAGAGTCGTTTATTAAAAGAGAGATCAAATGAACTTGTATCAAGGAGATTTGATACTAGACCACAGGTGAATTCATTTACACCTATGATTGACGAAACTTTTAAAGATCGTACATCAACCAAACCCCAGTCCCACGAAGGTGAGACGATTCCTAATGTAATTTCCGAAGATATTTATATCCGTTTACAGAAGTTATATGATGAAGTTGTTCTTAGAGGAATTGATATTAAAGAGTTTCTATCTAAAAAGTTGTTTTTATCTTCACTTTATTGTGAGAGAGAGACTCAATTTATAGATTTAATATCCGAGGATCGTGATTTGTTCTATTATTTTTCCAATATGTCTATTGTACATATACGGAAGATATTGTATGAACAATACAGTTCTTGTAATACTCTATGGAGACAAACCAAAAATATGTGTGTTACTAATGCTTTTACTTTATATAAAAGTATCATTAATAACATTAATTCGTTCCTATCTATACCAGATAGTAAGGATTCTGTTACTGAAAGTACTTCACATATTTTTTGGCAATACATCAAAGATCCATCTCTGTTGCGTTGTTTAGGTTTTGTAGGTCTTGGGATTGCAACATTTTCTATTGCTGTTGCCGGAATAAAGCTTGCTTTAAAATATCTGGAACCAGCTGAAAATGCACAACCTCAAGTTGACAGTATGATTCCTGGAGAAGAATTTATCACTAGTCACCAAAGAAATATCTTAGCTTGTTTTATAAAGCATAAGACAGGTAATAGACATCCATGCAATGTTTTTATGCTTGGAGATCGATTTGGTGTAACTGTGAGACATTTACATACGGGAATGAAAGCTAGAATGG